GGGGATCTAGCCCGCTAATGGTGTTTAAAATCGTTTTAAGGCGTGCGGGTATGTTATACCCTACAAAATAGCTAAAACAAGCTGAAGGGGCACTACAGGGCGTTTAAATGGCATATAATAAAAACATAGCCTATAACATCAATAAAAACTGCGGGATTTGGCGGGCAGTTATTCCGGATATTATCTAGAATATTATAAAATTGTCATAAGATACTGATAATAATAGATATATTTAAATTTCAATTGATGGGCGGGCTAGGGACACTAGGGTACCTATACAAGATACATAACCAGATGCTCTAAATTTTCTAATTTTTTGGATTTGTAAGGTTGGTGTTTTTAGGTGTACCCACAAAAAAACCCCCAAAGAATGGAGGTTGGTGTATTTAATAGGTACTCGATGTACATAAGTAGGGGGTATATAGTATTTCCTTCGTCAATACTTAATATTATTATACAGGTAAAATTCGGTTTTGTCAAGTAAATTCGTACAAGTATATAAAAATAATTTTTTTTTATTTTTTTGCATTTTTTACTTGACAAATGGTAAATATAACACTATAATGGAAGTATAGGTTAGAGGAATATCCTCTTCACACTCAATATCCCCCCAATTACATCAACCAAATAGGGATTCATTGTACACAGTGAGGCTAAGAAATATTCTTCTACACACTATTCCAAACACATTTGTGTATATTTGTGGTTTATCCATAGTCCTTTATCTAATATTCGTAATGCTTATGGCTATATTGAACACCATACCCTACACAAAACCCTTAATTGAAGTTTATAAAGAATGGCATCACAAGGATTAATTAAGAAAAACCTTACTGAGAAGCAAGAAAACTTCCTAACAGCGTTGTTTTCTAATGGCGGTAATATATCTGAAGCCTTGAAAACAGCGAAATACAGCCATCACAGCCGTAAGGATGTGTTAGCATCGCTAAAAGAAGAGATTGCAGAGCGTACAAAGGTTATGCTTAGTGGTGCAGCTGTAAAAGCAGCGGATAACATCATTAAAACAATGGATGTTGACGTAGATGCTGAAATACCAACCAATCGTTTAGAGTTGAGGTATAGAGCAGCAGGAGATGTCCTAGATAGAATAGGCATAACCAAGCGACAACAGATAGATGTTAGCGGTGAAATCAAACATGGTATCGTTTTACTGCCTAGTAAGAAGCCAATGGTGGATGTAACTCCTTAAATGGCTAGACCGAAGCTAGAAGACGGAGAAAAAGGCAACTATAACGTAAGTAGAGTTGTTAAAAAGAAGCGTCTAGCAGAAAAATCACTCCGAGATGCGGAGAGAGCAGCAAAAACACAAAAAAAGAAGGCTCAGAAGGCATCAGAAAACGCTAGACAACGTGTTTCTAATCGTAGAAAAGCCGTAGAACTATTAAATGAAGGCGGAGTAGCAAACAACGATTTTATGGCTACTCTACCGGCTTCTGTAAAGGAAGCAATCGTTGAAGATCAGCATGAATTAATCTTTTCTCCCAACGAAGGACCGCAAACAGATTTTTTAGCTGCCCCTGAGAAAGAAGTGCTATATGGGGGTGCAGCTGGTGGTGGCAAAAGCTATGCACTTCTGGTAGATCCCTTACGATATGCAGATAATCCCAATCATCGAGCCTTACTATTACGACGAACTCTTGGTGAATTAGCGGAACTAATAGATCAATCTAAGAAAGTATATCCAAAGGCATTTCCAAGAGCCGTTTTTAAAGAGAGCAAGAATCTCTGGATCTTTCCAAGCGGAGCTACCATTTTATTATCGTATGTAGACAAAGATCAAGATGCTACAAGGTTTCAAGGTCAAGCGTTTACATGGATAGGTATAGATGAGTTAGGACATTATCCTACACCTTATGTATGGGATTACTTACGATCTAGATTAAGAACTACTGATCCTAAGATTGAGACATACATGAGAGCATCAGCAAACCCCGGTGGTGTTGGTGGTTGGTGGATTAAGAAAATGTTTATTGATCCAATCAAACCAAACACACCCTTTGCTGCAAAAGACATGGAAAGCGGAAATGCGTTGGTATTTCCACCGAACCACCCAAAAGCAGGTAAACCTCTTTTTTATAGAAAGTTTATTCCTGCTAGACTAACAGATAATCCATACCTCATGGCTTCTGGTGAATATGAAGCAATGTTGTTATCTCTACCAGAGGTAGAAAGACGTAGATTACTAGAAGGAGATTGGGATGTTGCAGAAGGGGCTGCGTTTGCTGAGTTTAATAGGGCGACACATATTTGTAAACCCTTTGAACTTCCTAGAGGCTACCCTCGTTTTCGTGCTGCTGACTATGGGTATAGCTCCCCTTCTTGTGTTTTATGGGGTGCTGTTGATTATGATGGCAATATTTGGATTTATAGGGAACTCTACGCAAAACGACTTACAGCAGATGCCTTAGCAGATGCTATATATGAATTAGAAGCTAACGATCCTCCAATGTATGCTTCGGTATTAGATAAGTCTTGTTGGAATAGAATAGCAGGTGCTCCATCGGTAGCACAGACAATGATAGAAAAAGGTATACGATGGTTGCCTTCTAACTCAGATAGACTAAGTGGAAAACTTGAATTACACAAAAGATTACAACTTAACGAAGATAGTGGAGAGGCTAGACTCAAGATATTTGAAAACTGTACGAATATCATTAGGACTTTGCCAGCGATACCGCTATCGAGAACTAATAGTGAAGACGTTGATACAAGATCTGAGGACCATGCTTATGACGCATTGAGATATATGTGTATGTTAAGACAACTCAATAACACCAACTTTAATACATGGTCTAATAGGATAAAAGATAGTGCTCCCGAACCAAGAGATATGGTGTTCGGGTATTAACAACAAAGGAGGTGATCTTTTGGGTGCGGTACTAACAACTAATTTTAATTTACAACATAAGGAAATAAAACAATGCCACAAACTATGATAGACTTAACAAGTGCTTCTCAACATGGAAGATTAAGCGAAGTTCCTGACGGAAAAGATGCAAAGGCTCCTTTAGAAGCATGGGTTTCTGCTCCTGCTGAAAAATTTGCCTCAACAATGGATGCACCAAAACAACAAACCAAAACAAATATATCTCCAAACTTTTTTTCTATGGCTGACGAAAAGGACTACTAGTCTCTATGACATTTCTTGATATAGAATCCAAAGGTAAGAAAGATAGCGATACAACTATAGATGTACGCCTAGAAGATGAAAGTCTAGGTAGTGGTCTTGTAGGACATATTCGTGAAAAATTTCAAGTTGCGGAAGACGGCAGGTATTCTGACGAACAACGCTGGTTGAAAGCATACAAAAATTATCGAGGATTAACCGATCATGCTAATGCTGATAAACTAAGGGAGTCTGAAAAATCTAAAGTATTTGTGAAGATAACCAAAGTTAAAGTATTAGCAGCAGTCGGACAAATTAGTGATATACTATTTTCTAATAAAAAATTTCCAATAGTAATAGAACCAACACCTTCTCCCGAAGGTATGCCAGAGTTTGCTCATCTTCAACAACAACAACAGCAAGGTCCAGAAAGTCCTTTTGGTTTTGCTGGTGATGACATGGAATTATTACCCGGAGCTACAGAAGTTACTGCAAGACAAGAAAATCCAGTTGTAGGTAATCTTGGTCCTGAGTATGAAAGCGATAACATTGTAGCTGGTCCGGGTAAACTTGGAGAACCACAAATAAAACCTGCTGCGTTAGCTGCTGCTAACATGGAAAAAATAATTCAAGACCAATTATTAAATACTGATGCAGTAAAAAAACTACGCAAGGCTTTATTTGAATGTTGTTTATTAGGAACAGGAATAATTAAAGGACCATTTACTAGTGAAAAAACTATACCTAGATGGCAAAATAATGAGATGGGAGAAAGAGAATACTCTCCTATTTATAAAAACAATCCAAACATAGATCATGTTTCATGTTGGAATTTATATCCAGATCCTAATGCTACTAGCATGGATGAAGCAGAATATGTTATACAAAGACATAAATTAAATAGAGATCAATTACGAAAACTTCAAGATGAACCATATTTTAATCGTAATGCAATTAATGAATTGTTAGAGAATGGACCCAACTATGAAGAAAAATATTTTGAAGCACAGCTACAATCGGATCAAAACGATCCTATCTACTCCGATACTCGCTTTGAGGTCTTGGAGTATTGGGGTACTATGGATTCTAAGATGGCCCAACAAGCAGGTTTGGAAATCTTTGAAAACATGTCTAACATGGATTCGTATTCGGTAAATGCGTGGATCTCAGGAAATAAAATATTACGTCTGGTTGTAAATCCGTTTACACCAGAACGTATGCCATACCATGCGTTTCCATATGAAGTCAACCCATATCAATTATTTGGTGTAGGTGTTGCAGAGAACATGGAAGATGCACAAGTATTAATGAATGGTCACATTCGCATGGCGATAGACAATCTTGCTCTCGCTGGCAATGTGGTTTTTGACGTTGATGAAGCAATGTTGGTTCCCGGACAAAACTATGACATCTATCCGGGTAAAGTATTTAGAAGACAGTCTGGTGTTACAGGAACAGCGATTAACTCAATTAACTTTCCTAACACCGCACCAGCTAATGCACAAATGTATGACAAGGCTAGACAACTAGCTGATGAAGAAACAGGTATACCAAGTATCATGCACGGACAAACCGGAGTAACCGG